TGATATTCAATTGGAATTAAATCACTCATGCTTGTCCTCCCCATTCGTTACGCTTTCCCCAATACTGACCTGTAAAAACTCCAAGTCCTGCACCTGTTTTTTCAGAGTTGAAATCTTTTCACCGATCATTGAGTTAAGGAAGAAAGCTGAACTCGCCTTATGAGTCAACGAGTGATTATTAAGCACTTGATGGACGAACTGTCTACTAACTCCATATCTTTCGGCAATATCGCCACCGTTGTAGCCTGTCAGTCTCTTAAATTCTTCTACTAGTGCCTTTTCTATCTCTTTCCCCTCCTTGACGAAACGATTCCAAAACATACATTTTCTAATACTTTTTTGCAAAAATGTCATAAATTAATTGAAAAACCTATTGCCAAGCTATTGTTTATAGTGTAAACTGAACACAGTTAAACAAGAGCGTAGCAAACAAGCCCCTTGGACTACGGTTGAGTTTGATGCAGGTACTTCAATACCTGAATCGTTCTGTGGTGGGACGAGAAATTAATTAGAGCGTGGTTGCTCAATCGGCATACTTTCGGATTATCAAACCTGGTCCGTTTGATGAACTGGAAGTGTGCCAAATCCATTATCGTACAAAATATAAATAATCACCCCCTTCTATTTGCTGGTCAGGCAACCGGAAGGCTTACTTAAGGTTAAGGGACTTTTTTGAAGAAATAAAAAATAACAGGTTAGGAATAACGGCCTAGCTTTCCCCTTTGGATTCATGCACTTTCCTTCTCCGCATCCTTTGCCATTGACTCCCTAACTAAGTTTACTAAATAATCCGCTAAGTCTTGAAGTCTTTTATGGGCCTTCGGATCTATTTCGCGCATTTCACTTCACCTTCGATTCTTTCAAGTACGGATTCCGTTAGTTTTCGATCAAAAAAAACAGACACATCTTCCCTCAAGAATTCCGCGATAACCTTCAGCCTTTCGGCCTTTAGCTCAACTTGTCCACCCTCAATATAGTAATAACCCTGCGGAGTTAAGCCTAGCTTTTTAGCAACACGACTAGCACTAACCCCTTTAGCTTCCCTTATGTCCTTTACGTTGTCACGAATCAACTCTCTCACCTCTTTTATGTTAAAAATTCGTTACTAGGCTTATCTATATAATATAATCGAAATCCGTACATGTCAATGGTTTATTTAAGAAGGTGATCATATTTCGTACAAATATATAATATATAAACTGGTTATGCTATAATTAAACGCATTGCGATTTTTAGGAGGCATCACACATGACCAATGTAATTGGTGATCGAATACGTGACCTGCGTGATCGTCGCGGTTTCAAGCAACAGGAGCTAGCAGAGAAAATCGGAGCATCACGACAGGTTCTTTCTAATTGGGAAAGGGGGTATACTCTTGTCGATACTGATGGGATCGCAAGATTAGCGAAAATCCTAGAAGTATCAACCGATTATATTCTCTACGGAAAGGATGTGGATAGCGCTTCGCCGATAAAGCAAATAGCTCTCGCATTAGAGGGTGATGACGAATTACTCACGTTTTTTAATGAGTTGATAAAAAGAGAAGATTTAAAACTTTTATTCAAGCAAGTCAGGCCCCTTAAAAAGGAGGCTATTAAACGAATAGTCAGATATATAAAGATTGTTGAGGACGAAGAGATAAATGAATAATTAAACCCCGGCATTACGCCGGGGATTTTGTGTCTCTATTGGTTCTTACAAAATAATATAGAAGGCGACAGAAGGTGACAAAATGGGGCAAGATTTCAAATTATCCGACCTAGGCGACGTAAGAGTTCATCTAGTTTATTTAGGGGAGGGAATCAAGGGTTTTGTCTATGTCTCCAAGAAAAATGTACCCCATATTTTCATTAATAATTCGTTATCCCCAGAGTGTGCGATAAGAACACTGGCGCACGAGATTTATCACCTAAGATATGACAAGTTATCTCATGGTATCGGCCTAGACAGACAACAGGAAGAATTGGAACAAAGGGCTAATGATTTCGCTACAAAAAATGCTCATCTATTGTCCGGACTAATGTGTCCTACTGCCATTTAATCCTACGACCCCCAAATCTAGAAAACGCCTGGAACTCCCAGGTGCTTTCTATGTTTATAAGTGTAGTTTGTAGTTGGGAATCTGTTGGAATATTTAACTCCATACTACGTCCTAGCCAATAGCTCATGACCGCTACGTTGCCACGTTTCCGGTTGTTAGTATCGAAGATAGTTGTTATTTCAATGCGTTCCACTAAGCCTTGAATAATATTTGCCTTAACCTCATCGTCGAGCGTGGCGGAATTATTCCTGATAAAATCAAAAACAACTTGAGAATTAATCGTTTCAGTTTCAATACGCTTTGACTTTCCTTGCTGTTCAAATAAGGACTCTTTACGCGAATTCAGTGATCTTATTTCTACGGATAAGGTCTTAAGTTCATCCTCTGCCTCCTGATCCGATATAACCCCCCTGGTTATCATGGAAAGTATTTTTCCCCTGGCTTTCTGTTTTAGTTGAATAGATTCCTCTACCTCCGATAACTCGTTGATGACCGGAGCAATAGAATCCTTGTTCTTAGCAATAGCCTCGTCTATATATTCCCTAAATTTTTCAGGGTTCTGAACCATTTCCAAAATATCTTCCCATACAGCATTTTCAATCGCTACAGCAGTGATTAGTTTTGCGTTGCATCTTTTACCCTGCCCTTGGTCAACTGTCCCGGTGCAACGATAATAAACCTTAATCCCGTTGCTTCCCCCACTATTACCAACCATTGCTCTTTTACAGTGACCGCAGAAAATAACACCGCGCAGTAAGTAGTTTTTCCCCCGCCTTCCTCTTGTGGTATCCGAATTAGACAGTATTCTCTTTTGTATATCGCCGAAGGTTTCTATGTCAATAAGTACAGGGACCCCCACCTCTATCGTTTCCCTATTCTTCTTGGAACGCTGAAGATAGTTATATATTCCAGTGTACGCTTCGTTTCTGAGAATAATACTGACATGTCCAGCGTGCCATTTCCCTGTGCTCAGACTCTTTGTTTTCTTAGATGTTGCCGGGGTTTCCACTCCCTTCGCATTTAGGTATTTAGAGAGTTCAAACATAGACATTCCTTCTGCGTACAGCTTAAATATTAATTTCACCGTCTCTGCTTCTGACTCGTAGATAACTAACTTTCCCTCCTCCCCGATCCGATACCCGAAAGGTGGCGCCCCGCTAACCCACTTCCCAGCCCTTGCATTACGATCCTTGCCCATTTGTGTCCTCTCAAGAATTGTATCCCTCTCAAGGGCTGCTATGGATGCCAACAGGGTCATAAAGAATTTACCTGTTGGCGATCCAGTATCAAACGCTTCAGTCATGCTTTTTAGCGCAATACCTTTTGACTCCAACAACTCATAGGTATCTAAAACGTGTTTCACGCTCCGAGCTAGGCGATCTAAGCGGTACATGAATAGAATTTTAAAATCACTAGCCTTTACGGCAGATATTAACCTAGCCCCGGCTGGCCTTTCAAGAAGTGGTATCGTTCCTGAAACTCCTTCATCTACATAAAACTCATAATCATCAATATTATTTTCCGGACCATGAAGCTCCAAATATCTTTTTGCATAGCTTATTTGAGACTCAACCGTCCCTTTTTCCGCTTGCTCGTCGCTCGACACTCTACAATATATGGCACATTTTACCACAGTATATTCCTCCCTTACTTGTCTTAGGACAACCCGATTAGTGCGTATATTATACCACTAAGAAAAGGGAGGTAGGTAAATGATAGAAATAATCAGGGTATTCCAAGATGAGGATAACAAGGAAAAACTGCAAAAACTGGCGGATTACCTCGTAAATCTAGTCATCAACCTTTCCCGAATCCCTCAATCATAAGGTTGGGGGATCTTTTTATATCTTGCGTACAACGAATTGCGTTTATACATTCCATTAATTACCTCGAATAAACGAATTGCGTTTACATATTCATTATTATCACTCAAACGTTGAACAGAACGTTGAAAGGAGAATGAGGTGATATGAAAAAGGAAAACAACCTCGGGCAAGACATTAAGGATGGTATCATGCGGGCTATTTATCGAGGAAACGATAACGAAATACCGTCAGCCGTGTGGGATTGTATTCATATTTTATACGCCAACTTACCCATGAAACCCTTCATATTCAAGCGCACCTTACTTTCTCCAAAAGAAAAACAAAGCATGAAGCCAAGTCTTCCTAAAAAATTCAATCCTCAAGAAATAATCCATTGGATCAAAGTAAAACCAAAATTAAAACAAACCTGGCATTTAGTTGTCCATTTACCCCCTGGCATTGACTATTCAGAATTCAAAAGCAGAGAAAAGTTTTTCGCCACGGCTGTCGGTGGTTCCTGCGAGATAGATCATAACGGTGAGGCTACCTACATGATAATCTCTAACATTGCCATCGAAAGATCATTCCCTTATCGCTTCGACCCAATTCCGCACCTAAAGAAAATGAACTTACCTATTCTTCTTGGTAAAAACGCAAACGGCCCCATCACTATAGACCTTGCAGAACTAGTTACAATACTCACTGGCGGCCTCCGTGGTTCTGGCAAGTCAGTTCTATTCCACGGAGCTATCTACGGCCTTCTACGGCTTAATACAGACCTTCTCAACCCCAGCGTTATTGTCTGCATCATTGATCCTAAGATTAAGGAATTCAAATATTTTGAGGACTACGGAGCGATATGGGTACATGACATGGACGAAATATTCCAACTACTCGTAATGCTTGATGAGGAAAACGAACGGAGACAGGATCTAATTGGCGGCAAGGCTAACAATATTATCGAATACCGAGCGTTGGGTTATCAACTTCCTTTTATTGTTGTGGTAGCAGACGAAGTGACCGACCTTGGGGAAGATAAGTATTGCAGAAAGCTTATGATAAAGGCGGTTCGTAAGTATCGCTCGCAGGGTATTTATGTATGGGCAGCCACACAAAGGCCCAGCGCAAAAGCGTGGGGCTCTGCTAACGAATTCAGCGAATTCAAGAGCCAATTTGAAACAAGGATATGTTTCAGGACAGCCGATCCAATTAACAGCCACATTATTTTAGATTCAGACAAGGCGGCCTACCTCCCAAAGATACCCGGTCGCGCCATCTATAAGTTCGATCAAGAGACCGAAATCCAGGTTCCCTATTTTCCATCTAAAGTCAAGAATCCAAAGTTATTCCACGAACTAATGTCCCAACTTCCACAAATCTCCCTGCCCTATCACGACATAGAAGGAGAGGTATACGAGCATGAACCCAACTACCCACGCCAACGGTCGAAAGCGAGATCAACGAGTCCTGGCTCATCTAGAAGCTTGCAGCGTTTTATCTCAGGAACAAATCCATTTGCTTGAGTTTTGGAATGTCTCAAGAGAAATGTCCCATCGTTGCACGCAAAGGCTGGAAAATGATAAATTAATCAGGCGGGTCAAGATGTCATGGAGCGATATGCCGGACTGGTTCTATCTTTACGACGAAAAACGTCCCGACCAAATTCAGCATCGATTGGGAAAGTCTTGGGTTTATGTCGCTTGGCACATGAAAGTATTAGATTCCTACGGCATCCAATCGCTTAACTATTTCAAGCCGGAGAACAGGAAGTTTTATGAGCAGGACAAATCATTCCCTATCCCGGATTGCTACGGGGTCATTAACCACAAGGTGTATGGAGATATCTTTAGTTTTGGTGAGTTCCAGGTCAATGAGTCTTTTAATTCGTGGAACAAGGACTACGGAGCGTTATTTCAGTCATTCGGAAATTCCGAACAACTCAATTTAATGGTAGTCACGACCGGACCATATGACACGATTAAGAAAAAATTATACGATGAGCTTTTAGGTAGGAAGAATGTCAGGTTAGAATTCTACCAACTCGACAAACTCAGGGATCTTTGTTGGAGGATAGCAATCATTAAAAGGGATGAGGCGAGGAGGAAGGAGCTGAAGTAAGTGAGTCCTGCCGAAATTGCAATCAAGAATATGTACCTTGTCTTGCAAGTCGCAGCCGCATTGTTCGTATTTGGACTCGGTTTAGACATTTTTGGCTATAGTCGATTCAAGATATACCTAAACATCTTCGCCATAGCCTCATTAGCCGTAATGGTTATCAGTTCATTAGTTGGATTTATGGGGGCTGCCGAATCGGTGAGCAAGGGACAGTGGCCGAAATGATTGCCGAACTTATTCGATTATCGGCACTCTATGTACTTGTCCTGGTGTTTATAGAAATTGCTATGCCGAAATCAAAACCTATTGTTAAGTATCTATTCTGGTCAGGAGTAGCATTGACCATAATATCCACTGTAGGCCCGGTAGTAGCCCGTCTGACCGATGATATTCACAATGTGGCAGTTACGTATAGTCAGGGAAAAGAAACGGTTAATAGCGTACTTGGTGGGACTGACTCCCCAAAATTATCTGTCGGTTATCAGGGTGCGGTCGAGAAGTTATTAGGCAATGCGAAGTTTGAATGGCCGATTAAAGGAAAGGTCACGCAGGAATACAAGGGGGAGGAGCATCACGGAGTTGACGTTGCCGGCAAGGTTGGAGATAAAATTAAGGCAACCAGACCCGGTAAGGTCAAGAGTGTGGGGAATGACGACATATATGGGATGTTTGTAATTATTGACCACGGCAACGGTTGGGAAAGTTTATATGGTCATTGTTCAAAAATATTAGTCGCAGAAGGAGATATGGTTCTAGGTAATGACAAAATTTGTTTAGTCGGCTCAACTGGCAAATCATCCGGCCCCCATCTTCATTTTGAAATTCGTGTTAATTCCAAACCTGTTAATCCTGCTGAATATCTAGAATAAGGAGGAAATGCCATGCGATTAATCATCCTGAAAAAATCATCAATCCGCCGCACCCTCGCCTTATCCGTTCTAATGATCCTAGTAGGCTTATCCCTCATAAACCCCTTCAAAGCCCAGGCAACGACCCCACAGGCATACCTCAAGCCCTCTACGTTCATCTTCTATCTGTATCCACACAACAACGGAATGTTCTGGCTAGAGTCGAATCCAAAGTTGGGTTATGCGACTTTAAAAGAATGGAGTAGCGTGCTGCCAAAGGGCGAAATGATTGTAGCGATTCCGGAGAATATGCAATTAGCAAGCATGGGTGGTCTTGATCGAATTGGAAAGTATGTACAAGGTAAATTAATGGGAAAGTCATACAACGGAAGATACGATAAGGATATTTTCAAGTATCGCAGGACAGTCACAGCAGAAGGGGTTACGGATGAAGTGGAGGTTGAGATTGGAAAGCACTTTAAGGATAACGACAACCTGGAAAAGCTAATAGGCAATGTCAGAAAACATCTGACGACCGATGCAGAGGAAACGCAGGGAATAAAGGATATTGTGGTTGTTCCTGAACCCGCAGGAGATACGAAGGAGGGTCAGGTGGCTAAGGTGCAGATATTAGGGGGCGCTACATTACTGGGAGGATTGCTTATTTTAGCCAAGACATTAGTTTTTTGCCTATAGAATAAAAACCTCTGTCATTGATTTGGCAGAGGTTTTTGCATATTCTCAATAAATTAGGGTAATATAACTTCAGGCACACAAGAAGGAGCAGAAGGATGAGGAAATTAATCTTAATATCGGCACTCGTTATATTGGCATACACTAACCCGCCCAAGAGTAACTATATCGAATATACAAAGCATAGGATAACCGGACACGCTACGTCCGGCCTTGTTTCCTTCTTTACCGATCCGCTAATTGATAGGACAACGACCGAGTATAATTTGTTATTCGTTACTGTTTATCGGACAAAGTTTGGAGAGAATAAAGTTACTACTTTAGGAATGTTTAATCGATTCATTCCTTTGAAATAGATAATACCCTCCAACTCGGAGGGTATTTGTTTGCGTTATTCCTTATTATTAAAAGCGTACTCTATCGCTTCATTAAAACTACATGATCCATTGTAATACCTTACCTCAAAATTAAGTTTGCCATCTTTTCCATCAGTGATTATAAAAGTATCATCTTCTCCAACTTCTTTCTTTTCAACAGAATAGAGAGTGCCTTCGTGGATTATATATCTCTCGTAATTTTCGTCTATGAGTTGTTCTTGGTACGAACCATTCCACTCGCCTAACTCTCTTTCTCCTAACATCCTCTTACATTGCCCCCCAATCGTTTCATTTGGTAATCGTTCGACCACAGTTAGTGTTCCCCTGTATTGTACTGTCTCGCTCATCCCTATCCATCCTCCTACAATATTGATTTTCCAAAATCTAAGTTATCGGACATATTTATCACTATTTCTAATTTTCTCTCATTTACCCTTGAAATAATTCCTAGTACAGACAACTTTTCCTGCATGTCGTAAAGGGCTTCTAGTTTGTTTTTATGCTTAGTAGTTTTACCTTTTGTAGCGTTACACGTTTCATGGTGCATTATTTTTCCGGTAAACATCCAATCATCTTCGTCCATTTGTTCCCCGCATATTTCACATGGACCAATCATACAGTCGCCCATAGTTACCTCCTACAATATTTCCCTAAACCTATCCACCATCACCCCATCAACCTCAACCTTCTCGAAAAACATATCCCATAGTCTGGCCCACACTCTACCTTCAGAGTTCTGATATACTACGAGTTGTTCTCCTGTTTCGGAATGAGTTGCTATGTGTAGGAGAGTGTAGATGCCGCCTTTGTAGTGCTGGTATTTGATCATTTACTTACCCCTTCCGTACTTCTTCAATATTTCACCTACGTAACCGCCTTTAAATTCCTTAAATACACCCTCTATTCTATCCCCCAACTCAATAGGCAACGCTTCCCGGCATTGCTCGTAATTACTGTAAGCCGAAGGACGTATATCCAACTCATAAGCCATCCTCGCAATCGTAATTCGCAAT